GTTCACAAGAAATGTTATTTATCTTAAGAAGTGCCTTGACGAACTCGCCTAAGAATATGTGGCGCTCCTCACCCATCTTTTGCAGCAAAAACTTGCACGAATCAACTTCTTCGCATCCGCACCATTCATCTACATAATTTAGCAGATCATATTGAATATTATAGTCAAAACCGGTGTTAATCCGATACTGATGCTCCTTATCTTTATACTCAGTGTACAAATTGGTCAACATAGTTGCCATTTTCTGCACCGCATCGTCCTCTGCCTTGGGGCAACCATCCCGCAGGTCGTCCTCTACACTAATATTGGTGAAAATACTGAATAATGAGACTAATTGTCTGGCGGATAGGTTATCAAGAGTTCTATCCTCTAATAATTTTGAAAATATTAAACAGTGAGTCTCCTTGAGCTGAGAGGCCAATTTCCCGCGCACCGAAAGCTTCAACGTCGTTTCGTCAGCCAAATCGCCTTCAACGAGACCCTCATCCTTTAACAGGCTCATAACTGCACCGACTCCAGACCTAATATATGAATCTGTGGCTCTCAACTGGCTCTGTAAATCGGCAATCTCGCCCTCCTTTGCCGACATTCGCTGATGCGAACCCATATCCTGCTCAACGTACTTGTATTCGTCTCGTATTTGCTGAATGTGGCGTTCGATTTCCTTACGCCGCTTATTAATGGCCGTCTCACGCGACTGTTGAAGTTCGATGAACGTGCTTAGAACATCCGACGGTGTCCTCAAGTTGGCGGCACAAATTTTCATATTATCAAGTTCGCAGGTGAGACCTCCGATTTTACACTCTAATAGCTTAACCTGATTCGCCAGATCCCCTGTCACCATACTACGGTTGGCAAACCCGACCAACTTATTGTCGCCAATATCAAGCAAGTTTAGTAGGAGATTATATGAGATCTTGAACTTGGAAGTTAGTGTCTGTGGTTTGCCGCTCATCATGCGTTTATAGTTTACCGAGTCTACGTTCCTAAACAGATTATTCAGGTGTATCACGTGTCCGACCGTATCCAAACCAAGACGTCCAGCTCGCCCTGCCGCCTGGGTATATTCGTGACTATAAAGTGGGCGAATTACTTCTCCATTGAATTTATTAATGTCGGTGAAAATGGTTGTCTTAACGGGCAAGTTGATGCCGACGCTCATTGTTTCGGTGCAAAACAGCAGCTTAATGAATCCTCTTGCGAATAAGAGCTCTATCATTTCTCTTAATATCGGCATCAATCCCGCGTGATGAATCCCTACTCCCTTTCGCAGCAATTTTACCATGTTAACATACTCGGGCAAATGCAGATATTCCTCAAAGTTTGGCAGCTTGCGTATAATCTGTTCACATTCGCGGTCTACTGTGTACGCAACCTTGCTGTCAAATTCCAACAGATTCGTTGTCATATCCTCTGCGCATTTCTCCAGCTGTTTTCGCGAAAAAACATAGCATAACGCAGGCAACATTTCATGTTCAACTAAATATTCGGCGACCTTATTTAAAACAAATGGGCGTTTTGTGCGGATGTCGTGCTTTTCAAATAACTTCAGCGTTTTTGCAACTGCCTGATATTGTACCTCGTTGAATGTTCCTGCTGCATCTTGAAGAACGACTGGTTTGTCTATTGCCTTTCTAATTTCCTCCTGTGTCGCCTTGTCCTTAATCGCTTTGTTTACGCTATTTGCCACTGTAATGAAGCTATAATGAATCAAGGGCACGGCTCTAATCTGTTTACGAGTCAAGAACACCTCCTTTTTACAAAATGTAGTTGCATCGCCGCGAGTTTCTAACCATTGTGCGAATTTTTCCGGGTCGTCAAGGGTGGCAGATAGGCCGATCATTTGGATTTGTGGCGGCAACATCATAATGCACTGCTCCCATACATGTCCACGCGACTCGTCGTTAATCATATGAATCTCGTCGAACACTACACATCCAAGGTCATTTTCAATGTCCATTTCAAACGATACCGCAGAACTCGGGGTTGGTGAACTACTCTTGACCTGATATAGCTTATTTAATAGGATTTCAGTGGTCATAATTAGCACATCTGCGTCCGGATTTGTCTTGATGTCTCCCGTAATTAGCCCGACTCTAATATGAGGATATTTCTTGGTAAAATTATAAAATTTTTCATTAGAAAGCGCCTTAATTGGACTGGTGTAAATCGTCTTCTTGCCTTTCGAATGAAAATAGTTCAATGCGAATTCTCCAGGTAGTGTCTTACCGCTGCCAGTGGGACAGCATACCAAGACGTGTTGGCCGTCCACGATCCCCTTGATTGACCACTTCTGGAAATCATGAAGTCGGTAGGGGACAAAGTTAAAATGTTCGCCATACTCCGCCTCATATTCTGTAGGATAATTGTTTGCGCAAATACGTACCATCGTATGTTTATATTATAATAGCGCCATTGCTTTATGCTGTTTTCGAAAATATAATATATAGGTTCACTGCATAGTATGGTGTCATTATGCATAAATCTAACTAAATATGCAGCAGAATTATTCGTGAATTTCAACCTCAACAATGACCGGCAAATGGTCGGACCCATATTCTTTAAATCCATCTTCAATGCGCGTTGGATACCAGTTGCATTTAGACATTGGTGCTTTTTTAAAGCCCTTGGTTAGAATGTTATCAATATTCATTTTGCGCTCAATATAGTAGGTTGGGCATAGATTATGTGTTTCAAACCCGGGCGCACTATACAGAGGGCATTTCTTTCTATATTGGTGGTTAAAATCGCCGGCTATAATGCTACCGCACCCATCTTTTCGCGAAATCCCGTGTAAATCATTCCATTGTTTGTACCGTTTCTGTGGCGACTGATCATCAAGATGAATGTTAAAAATGTCGCATGGTCGGTTTTTATATAAGCACTGCGTATATACGCCGTATTCTCTCGGATAGTGATATATGTGTTGTTTGGGGAACAGCGAGCGTTTGAGAAACGTCACATTGCCACTTTCAGAATTGGCGTTATCTCGCCATACCATTTTTTTCAACTCTGAAATGAAATATTGTTTGCCAAATAATAGTACCAAGTGCTGATATTCTCTCTTCATGACTTCCTGTAACATTATTACGTCTGCATCTGCCTCCTTGAGGATTTCACATATTCGTGCAAACCGTGCCTTACTATCAAATATAACAGCTGCATCTGCTCCGGGATAATAAGATTTCTTTACCCATTCGGCAGCCAATATGTTCCATGTTAAGACCTTCATATCTATAATAACATTATAAAATAATTACAGGGTACACTCGTTAAATATGTGCGGCCCGGGTCCCACAACCCACATAACTGAAAATATCATGTTTTTTCCCTGGAAAGTTTTTTGGGAAAATCAAAAATGGACAAAAAAAATGTCCAAAAATCGATTTTGCCGAAATACTTTCTCCAAAATACATGTTTTGTGAGCATAATTGAAAATTACCGTCTGGTCACCAAAAAAATAATTTTCAATTTGTGACGATAATTTTTTATTACTTTTTATTAAAACCGTTTAAACTTATTTTATATTGACAATATATAGCAATGTTTAGCAATGATTTTAAGCCGAAATTAAGCCCTGAATATTACTGCAAAAGTTGTGACTATGTAACAAGCAAGAAGAGCAACATTGATAACCATTATCGGAGTGCAAAACATATGAAATCAATTGCACTCACTGAAATTAAGCCCAAATTAAGCTCCAAGTATATATGTTTAACTTGTCATAAAGAATATAAGGACAACTCTGGGTTGTGGAGACACCGAAACAAGGGTAGTTGCGAAGTCCCAGCAGGGGATAAGATTACGGATACTGACTCTGAATTCGGAGATATCCACGACAAACATATAGACTTAGCCGACAAGGATGGATTAATTATGATGCTTATTAAACAGAATACGGAACTAATAAAGGAACAGGGCAGCATAAAACAAATGATGATGGAGCAACAGAACAAAATGATAGAACAACAAAATTTTGTTTTGGAGATTGCGAAAAACGGCACACATAATACGACTAATTCACACAACAAGGCCTTCAACCTGAACTTTTTTCTGAATGAAACATGCAAGGATGCGATGAATATTATGGATTTTGTGGACTCTATTAAACTGCAATTGTCGGATTTAGAAAAGGTTGGAGAATTGGGGTACGTTGAAGGAATATCAAACATTATCGTGAAGAATCTCAATGAATTGGACGTGACACAACGGCCTGTCCATTGTACCGATAAAAAGAGAGAAACAATGTACATCAAGGATGAAGATAAATGGGAAAAGGATGAAAATAATAACAAGATTAAAAAGGCGATAAAACGGGTAGCATCAAAGAACCAAAGATTGTTGCCCAAGTTTAAAGAAGCTCATCCGGATTGTGGCACATATCATTCCAAGTATTCTGATCAATATAATAAAATTATTATAGAATCTGTAGGTGGCTCTGGCGACAATGACGCTGAAAAAGAAGAGAAAATCATCCGGAATATCTCCAAAAATGTCGTTGTTGAAAAATAGCATCGGCTTTAAGTACCTTTAAGGATTTATTATTTAAAATCTTGAGTTTTTTCCCTGGAAAGTTTTTTGGGAAAATCAAAAATGGACAAAAAAAATGTCCAAAAACCGATTTTGCCAAAACACTTTCCCAAAAATACATGTTTTGTGACCATAATTGAAATTTACCGTCTGGTCACCAAAAAAATAATTTTCAATTTGTGACGATATTTTTTTATTACTTTTTAAAGAAAAGAGTTTAAAATTATTATCTAAGCAATAATTAAGCAATGTCAGCAATCGCGAAATCGCAAAAAAATCGCAAAATATATGAATGTTTATTTTGTGACTATAGTACATGTAATCGTTTTGATTTTAATAAGCACAACTCAACCATAAAACACGAAAGTAACAAATATGCAATAGAAAACGGCGATTTAGCAATAAGTTCGTCGCAAAAATCGCAAAAATCGCCAGACCCAAAGTTTATATGTGAGGTCTGTAATAAGGAATACAAGGACAACTCTGGTCTGTGGAGGCATAAAAAGAAATGTAACTCAAAAGAGGAGTCTGAAGGGGAAGTTGACGATGAAGTAAAAAAAACGGACGAACTTACCGAACTTGTGAAATACTTAATGAAGGAAAACTCGGAGATGAAAACCATGATGATGAAAGTAATTGAAAATGGCACCCACTATACAACTAATACTACTAACAACACAAACTCCCATAATAAGGCATTCAACTTGAACTTCTTCTTAAATGAAACCTGCAAAGACGCTATGAATATAATGGATTTCGTAGAATCAATTCAGTTGCAATTATCGGATTTGGAAAAGGTCGGAGAATTAGGATATGTAGAGGGGATCTCCAACATTATCGTGAAGAATTTGAATGAACTGGATGTGACTCAACGGCCAGTGCATTGTACGGATAAAAAGAGAGAAACAATGTACATCAAGGATGAGGATAAATGGGAAAAGGATGAGTCAAATATCAAAATAAAAAAGGCGATAAAACGGGTAGCATCCAAGAACCAACGGCTGCTGCCCAAGTTTAAAGAGGCACATCCTGATTGTGGTACGTATCATTCCAAATATTCCGATCAATATAACAAAATTATTATAGAATCCGTCGGTGGTTCTGGCGACAATGACGCTGAAAAAGAAGAGAAAATCATCCGGAATATCTCAAGGAACGTTGTGGTCGAGAAATAGAATAATTACTCCTTTGAAGGTCTACATATAATATATAATTTCGCACAAATATATATTATACTGACGTCACTCTATTTGCGTCTGTGACGTGCCGTTTTACGCACAATCTTCTTATTGTCACGTCTCTTTTTGGAACGCATTTTTCCACCTGCTCTCGGAGGAATTCTGGCTGAATTATTCAAACCATAATTTTTTGCATATTGCTCTAATAGCGCCCGTTTTTCTGCACTCATGTCGCTGTTGCTGTAAGAATTCAACATCCATTGTACATATTCATCAGTTAGACCCGTCCGCGCAGGCCCTTGTTTCAATAAATATTGAAATATTTCAATAGGTACGTGTGGTCTCCTGGCTTGAGCTATAGCAAATGGAAATTGTTCTCTATCGCGATTGTAAAAATGTACACCTTTATCTACTAATTTTTTGACAAAGTCTATATTGCCTGCATCAATAGCCTTATCTAATAAACTAAACCCCTCCAGATCTCGGTTATCCAAATTTATATTATCTATACCGAATAAAATGTTAACAATATCCGTATATCCAAGTTCTGCCGCCACCATTATAGCAGTTTCGCTATCGTTATTTACACCATTTAAATAAGTATTATTTACCGTCGTAATGATATTACGGTTCAATAGTTCTAATAAATATTTAATCATGGATATGTTACCAGCTTTTACAGCAGCTATAAGAAAAGTATTCCCATTTGAATCTCTACTAACGATAAAATCATCGAATTGCTTATTTCGCAATATAGGGTCAGTGACACCTTTGTTTTCAATTTGGGCTTCAATCACATTCTTGACTACATTTAAATTGTTCTTTTGAATTGCAGAAAACACTTTTTTTGCGGCCGAGTCTGGCACTGCAGCTACATAAGCCCGTGTCATTTCAGAGAATCCAGGAAACATCTTCTTTTTTGCTGAGATCTCCGGCGCTATTTCTTTTTCTGCTTGGATTTGTTGCTGCAAATTAGCGATCAACGGTGAATATTTTAAAATAAAATTACCTTGATCTATTTTAGCCCCATGTCTCAATAACACGTCTATTATTGCTTTACGGTGGTATTGTGTCGCAAGAAGTATAGGCGTCACCGGTGCTTGTGTAGATGGATTATAGAAATTTGGCGCCAAACGTTTCACATTAATGTCTGTGTTTTTTTGTGATAATAAATATTTGACAATATCCACGTTATCATTATAAATTGCAGAGAGAAGTGGTGTCTGGTGGGCCGAACTACTAACCTCGCCATTTATATTTGCTCCTTCACTGATAGCCTCTTTTACCTTGTCTAAATCATCTCTTTCAACTGCATACACTAATTTCTGTGTAGGCGTCATGTGTTCGGTATTCAAACTCGTTTGTTCGTCTGGAATGTAACATGATCCAGAAGAGACACAGTTCCCACCACCTCTTGTATTTCTCCGACAATAAGACCGTTTTGTTTTACAATATTTCTGTGTCGTCATATACATTCTTGAGAAATTAAAAATTTTGTAAAGAAAATTGTCAAACGGAGTGATTGTTGTCCTATAACATATGCAGCCTAATCTTCCGTTTAAACCTTTCCTCATTATCAAAGAGATACAATTTGAATTTTTTGCGCGTAAAATTATCAAGGTCATCTCTAATAGTTATACGCGAGGACAGTTTCAGCTCTGGAAGAAATACGACAAACTGGTACAACCCATCACTTCTGCTAATTTTATCGAATAGATACCCATCATATTCGGTTTCCATAACCTTAGGCGAATTGTGGCACAGGTCGAGCAATGTACAGTCGCATTGTACCTTTCGAATTGTACGCATTGTTACATTTATGTAATCCAACTCATTTATCCATTTATTATAAAAGTCGTCAACACCCGCCGACAATTGAATCATTCCGGTTACCTGTTGTAATTTTATCATGTTTAAAAGGTCAACCAGGCGCCGAATAGGGCTTGTAATATGTATATAGGCGTCCATATCCAGCAGTTCATGCCGCGTATTACCCAGTTTCGTCCCGTCTATGTAC